GCTCGAGATAATAGCGGCAGATGCCGCAATGGTCGCGGCCGCCAGGCCCGTACTTGGCCTCGGCCTTGGTCGCCTTGCCGCGATCGTCGGTCGGGTCGATCGCCATCTCAGCGCACGCCGGCGAGGATGACCGACAGGATCCAGAACGCGATCGCCAGCCAGCCGAAGTTGATGGTCAGCGGCGGCCGGTTGACGACGTCGATGAACAGCGCGGCGATGAAGGCGAAGACGACAGCGAAGTAGAGCAGGATGGTGGAGATCATGTTGGCGGCTCCTCCCGTCGTTTATATTTTGGCGATGGCTTGATCCCGATTTTCAACAATTCCTCGTCAATTTTGTCGCCGTAGAAATATCCGCCATGAGCAAGAATATTGCGCGCGTTGCGGAGCATGGAAAGGATTTTCCCGTACGGCACGATGCGCGCCTGCTCATCCTCGGAGATCATGTTGGCGCCTCCGGTGGCGGCACCGGCACGGCGATATTCTGCTTCTTCAAAAAGTTTGTCACCAGCCGGTGGAACGGCTCGACGCCGCCGTGCTCGTCCTGCTTTGCCGCCTCGGCGAGCGTCAGCCCCTGGCGCTTCAATCGCGGCTGCAGCCACGTCACCCACCCTTGGTGCGCCAGCGCCGCGCCGATCACCCGGTCGTCGTGCGCCCGCCCCTCGGCGCCGATCCAGCCCTCGTCATTGACCACCTTGCGCATCTCCTCGAGCAGCGGCACCGAGCGCGGCACGATGCGCTTGAGCTCGATGCCGTTCTTGAACTGGTTCATCATCCTCGATTTCAATTCGCCGCTCGTCCGCCACTGATACGCCAGCCCGCCCGACAGCGCATCGATCCGCCGGTAGAGAAAGTGCCGCATGTTCTGCAAAATGTTGCGCAGCTCCGGCGTCTCCTTGCCCGGCTGCGCGCGGATCTCGTTCGACAGCTGGCGGATCTTCTCGAGCTCATCGAACACCGCCTGGCCGGGCCCGGTGATCTCGATGACCGGCATCAGCCACTGCAGCCCGTAATAGCCGGCGAGATGCGCGACCACCCAGGCGGTCTGGTAGGTGCTCGGTTCCGTGCTGCAAAACTCCGCCACCTGCACCATGCAGTCGGCATAGCCGCGCCACACGCTCACCACCGAGCGGTCGGCCTGGTCCGAACTCCCAAACGCCGGGTCGCAGCCGAGCGTGTAATAGCCAAACTTCGACGCCTCCTCCCACACCCGCAGCGGCGCCCGCGGATCGCGCGTCTGCTGCAGGATCACGTCCTCAAAGTGCAAAGCGAACTTGTAGCGGTAGGTCCAGAACGGCAACCGCCGCGCCACCTTGGTCGCCTCGGTCAGTGACAGCGTGGTGAAAAAGTTGCTCCCAGTCGAGATGAAGGCGTCGTCCTCGGTCCACGGGAACTCCTGGTCCATCAAGCTCTGGTCGCCCTCCTTCTCGCTCGCTAGGTGCCAGCGATACCAGGCCACCTGCTGCAGGCTGACGTCGATCCCGTACAGCTGCTTCACCAGCCGGCAGCGCTGCCGCTCGAGCGCGGTCAGCCGCTCGTTAAGACCATCGGGCATGTGCTTGAGAAAAAACGGATGGTCGGTCGGCAGCTGGTTCCTTTCGTCCCGCCACCAGCCAATGAAAACCGTCCACTTGGTCGGATCCTTCTTCGCCTGCTGCCACGCCTCCTCGAAATGATTAAAGCCGTTCGCCGTGCTCTCGTAGATCTGCAGCCGGTGGGCGTAATGCCCTGACATCTGCGCGCGAAACTCGTTCAGCGCATCGCCGTCGCCGTAAAACGCCGTCTCCGTCGAATGCAAGTAATTCGCCGCCCCGCTCCGCCCCAGCCCGCCCCGCTTCGCCTCCTGAGCTCCCGCCACCAAATAGCGGAACTTGCTGCCGTTCTTCAGCATCAGGATCGCCCGGTTGTGACGTATCTTCTCCACCTTGAATTGCTTCGGCGTCTCCGCGAAAAACACCTCGATCACCGTCCGAAAATCCTCCCGCGCCTCCTCCTTGTGCAACATAAAAACCCCGAGCAGCCCCGGGTGCTCGAAACTCCAAAACATGTCCAGCGCAAGCAAAAGCGTGCTAATCCCAACCTGCCGGCTCTTGAGCACATAGATCGTCGTCACACCCTCCGACATCGCCCGCTCAATCTCGTCAATCAGGTAGAGCTGGCTCCCCAGCAACCGGAACTCCACCGTCCCGTAATCCTTCGAGTTGACCTTCTGCCTCCTCAGAAACTGCATGAACCGCTTCCGCGGAAACGGCGCTACCCGCGCCCCCTCCAACCGAAACCGCCCCACATCCTCCCCATCGTCACCCTCCGCCTTCGCCGGTAACGGCTCCGCCTTCAGCCTCACCCCCGACCGGAAATTTGACGCAGTTTTCTCGCTCGAAAGTTCCGGTCCCCGTTCGTTCTCGTCCTCCTCGCTCATCGCAGCTCATGCTCCCCGCACCACCACTCCGCCCGCACAATCGGCCACTTCCACATCGGTGGTGACGCCGGCAAATGTTGAAACGTCGTCACCCGCGGTGCCAGCCGGCAACACGACAATTGCCCCTCCCCTATCCCCGCACTCGCCGGCGCCTCCCGCCCGTAAACACAGTTCCCACAACCCCCCGTCGGCGCAAAATTCGCCTGCAAAACTGCGTTCGATGTACCAACCGCAAACGTGTAACTCGAACTCACCGATACCTGATCGCCACCCCCATCCAGCCAAAGCAGAAACTCAAACCCCGCATTCGCCGCCGCCGTAACCGTCACCTCCGCCCCCTGCGCATACGTCCCGTCCCCACTCGTCACACCCCCAGCCGCCGGTAACCCCGACGTCGTCACCGTCTGCGTCAGCGCCTTAGGTTCCACCGGCTTCTCCTCGCCCTCGTCCGCCATCAGCCAACCTCCACCTCAATCACCCGCTTCGGCCCCACAATCCCCCGCGCATACTTCAGCGCCTCCTCAATCCCAAAGGGTCGCCCCCCCTCGCGTGCCCTCCCAGGTTCAATAAAATAAGGCCTTCCCTGTGCCCTTGAGCCGGCAAATGATGCATAGAGGCGCCCAAGCCCTCGACCCCCCGCCAAAACGTTGCGGCATCGGCGTTTGCCGCAAATGAGCTGGCGTTCCGTCTTGCGCTCCATCTCTCCCTCGCAAACCAAACATCGCGTCCGGTAAAAACCCCGGTAACAACCCCGCGCGCAAAACGCCTCCCGCTCATTCGCCACTGGCTCCTTCAGCCTCATCCGACACCGCGGATTTCGACAGTAGTGCCGCTCCGTTTGCTCAAACTCCATGATCACCTCCTCAAGCTGACCTGGATCCCACCCAAGCCTAGCTTGAAAATCCCGTCAAATTTTTTCTGGGGCGGACATGGGGGCAGGCCCCAGCCTCAGCCGGTCGGGCCCCAAGGCGCGCGCGCCCGCCGGCGCGCCGTGTCCACCAGGCCGCCGGGTGGGCCGAGGGGGGGGTGGAGGCATGCCCTGGTCCCCTCTCGATCAGGGATAGCCAGCGGGATCAACGGGTTATCCACCTCGAGTTTCCACTTTCGCCTTCCGATGGGGCGCGCCAGGGGGCGCCGGCGCCTCGGGCTCGGGCCTGCGCCGGTGACCGCGGCCGGCGGCGTCGTCGGCCCCGTACCGGCCCAAAGTAGGCGAGTTGTGACCCTGCTCGTTGAGCACCAGACGGGCGAGGACGGGGGAGAGGCGACGGGCCATGTCTGGGGTGACGGTGCCGCGCCGGAGGACGTGCTGGAGGGCGTGACGGGAGGCATATCCGGCTTGGCGACCGATCCAGGCGAGGGAGACGGGTCGGTTGGCGCGGGGGCTGAAGCGGATGCGTTTGAGGTGTCGGAGGACTTCATCGGGGGTCATGGGATGTTCTCCAGTGTTGCGTCAGTTAATGAGCTCAAGTGGGGGTAGGGGTTGGTCCCCTGCTTGCGGCGCTCCAGTCCCTCCCCCCTCCCCCCCTTAAGGAGGGGGGGGGAGGGCGAGTGACGCAGGGGATCAACCTTCACCCACACTGCTCCGAGTGGTGCGTCAGTCTGCATCAGTTGTGCGTCAGTTACGAATGGGACTGGAGCAGGGTTGTGTTTAAGGGCATTGGCGGTCTGGTCTTTACGTTGCCGGCGTCTTGGTGTCATAAAGACATCTCCCATGACCTCCTACCTGGACGCTCTCAAAGAGCTGGGACTACCGCCGACCGATCCAAACACGGCATTGGCGCTGGGGGTGAAGCTGCGGCAAGTGCAGCGCTATGCGGCCGGCGAGGTGAAGCCGCCCATGACCGCGATGCTGCTGCTGCGCCTGTATCTCAAGCACCCGGCGGACCTCGACAGCCTATTGGCTGCTCCACCAGGATTGCGCGAGCTGCTCGAAGCCGCCGCTGAGGCGGACTAATCGTCCTCGTCATCGCGGCGCTGGAACGGCACGACGTTGTCGGGCAGCGACGGCGCCGCGTAGAACATGCGCATGCGCCGCTGCTCGTCCTTCATCTCCTTTTTCACGAACACGCCGTTCTTGAGCCACACCCCGATCAGTCGCTGGATCTTGATGATGTCGCTTTTGTTGGTGACGTCGAGATGCAGCCGCTGGGCGACGGCCAGACCGAGCCAGTCGTCGGAGCGGCTGTCGGCGCGGTAGGGACGGATGCGCACGAGCTCGCGGATGTAGTCGGTGTCGCCGAGCGCCACGCCGTCGAACACCGCGGGAAAATCCCACAGGCGCAGGGCTTGCACGTTGTCGCCATTGGCGAGCTCGACACTCTGCAGGCGATACCAGGTCGCCTTCTCGGGCGGCGGCGCCATGTTGCGCTTGCCGATGTCGACGCGGACGTAAAAGTTTTTCTTGTTGCCCTCAATCTTGGCGAGCTCGGCCTCGCCGCTGTTCATGCGATTGAGAACGCGAGCCGAGCGCACGGCATCGATGATCGAGGAGCCGCCGCGCGCATCATCGACCGTCACCGCGAGACGCAGGCCGCCGCCCTGGCCTTTGCGCACATGGTGGCTGATCTCGATCGCACAGTTGCCGCGGCCGGCGATCGCCACCAGGCGCTTGACCACCTTGTCGATCGAGCTGTTGTCGTTCTCCGCCACACCGTGAAAGCCGACGAACGGATCGAGGATCACGACGTCTATCTGATCGTGGACGATCGCCGCTTCGAACAGCAACAGATCGGCATCGTTAAACTCGAGGTCGCCGCGCCGTGACAGCGTGGCGATCGCCAGCGGGAACGAGCTGCGGTCATCGACAAACAACTGCCCGCCGCAGTCATCAAGCGCGAGCTGGTGTAATTGACAGTGCGCGGCGATGCGGCGGTCGAGCTCGACCAGGGGATCCTCGCCGGACAGATACCAAACCCGTAGACCATCGGCGACCATCTCCAACGCCTCGTACAGCTGCAGTGTGGTCTTGCCCCAGCCGCCTGGCGCCACCGTCGCCGACACCGTCTGGCGGATGTAGTGCCCGCCATAGAGCCACGATCGCTTCGCGATCAGTGCCGGGTCGATCACCTCGTATCTCCTGGCGTAATGCGGCGCCGGCGCCGTATGACCGTTTCCGGCGTGCGGCCCCTGCTCGAGGTCGGACCAATCGTCGGGCACCCGATCCGGCCCGTTGACCTTGGCGAAGGCGCCGGCAATCTCCGCTTGGACCGCATCAGCGTCATCGAAGCCGATCGACGTTGCCATGTCAGCGAGCTCGTCAGCAGCAACCGCGCGATCAAGACCGTGGGCGACATACGACGCCACCTCCACGACTGCATTGCTAAACACCTCACGCTGCGCCGCGGCATCCTGCTCGGCGCCGAGGACGCGCCGCCACAACGCAAAGCCTGCGGCAAA